GGCCAAGAATCTGGTAGACAGTTTCCCTAAGAAGGGCTTCGTCTTCGTAAGCCAGGAGTATAAGGGCCAGCCATTGGGTAAGGCAGCCATCAGACTCCGCTATATGGCCGACATGAAGATAAGAGTGGCTGGTTATAAGGCTTATTGCCAAGGTCGAGCAGCTGGCGCACCTGGTAGCTTTTTCACGGTATGGGAAGAAGGCGTATTAATGACATCAAACAACGTTTAGACAATGAGTAGGATTAGTGAAATATTAGAGTTGAAGCCCGACCACGGATGCACGAGAGGCGGACGTGACGAGGAACTGCTGTCGAAGGGGCATACTTGCCCCGAGTGTCACGGTAACGGTTGGCACTGGGAGATGGATGGCAAGGATAGTGTAAAGGCCCCCTGTAGCATCTGTAACGGTACTGGTATGGTGGACGCAGTAGTAACAATTCATTGGCAAGCATCAAAAGGTAAAAGTAAGGTATGAGAAAGAAAGTTTATATCAGTGGAAAGATTGGCGAGGAAGAGGTTCTGAGTGAGGAAACCCGCCAGAAGTTTGCTCAGGCAGAGGCCAAAATGAGATTGTTGGGCTACGACGTTTTCAATCCCACCACAAGCGGATTAGGTGAAGAGGCCATGCGCAGGGCAAAGGCTAACGGCACGACGTTCTATAAGGAAATCTTGCTACTCGATTTGGAGCAGGAGAAACAGTGCGATGCCATCTACTTTTTGTCTGATTACACCAGTTCGCCAGGCGCCCGCGTGGAGTTTGATTACGCTCAGGCAATAGGACTTGAAATCAAGTTTGCAGACAGAAACCATGCCTGGTGTTACCTGAGCTGGAGATATGGAGAAATGACCGGCCATGTGAGCACCCCTAAAGCGAGACAGGAATATATCGACGCAAACATCAACAATGTCTGGATCCCGTAATAAAGAAATACGACTATGGCACAGGAAGTAACGAATTTCGCGCGGTTCTATCTGATGTTCAACAAGCTCGACCATCAGGGTGATAAGGAGGGCATGAAGTGTGATCTGGTTCGCCAAGCTACTAATGGCAGAACAGAGAGTCTGCGTGAGGTGACACGGAGCGAATACGAAGAGCTCTGCCGTATGCTGGAGAAGACAACCCGTGAGAATGTGATTAACGAGTCTGTCAAGAATGCTATCATAGCCGAGCAGAAACGCCAGCGCAGTATCGCCTTGCACATGATGCAGGTGATGGGTGTAGATACCACGGACTGGAACCGCATCAACGCTTTATGCCAGGACCCGCGCATTGCAGGCAAACTGTTTGCCCAGCTGACAGCTGAAGAACTGGCAGCGATGACCAAGCGCCTGCGTATCATCTACCGCAAAGGCGGCTTCAAAACCCTTGATGAAGACGAACCAAAGGCAACGATTATCAAGATGTATTAACTTATAAAAAAATGTATTTATGGCAACAAGACAGAAAAAGACAGTGATTCAGGGCGTGACCCGTGAGGCCGCCGACCAGGCATTTGCCGACTATGCAAAGGCTGATGCACGTATCAGTAAAATCAATGCAGAGATTGAACTGCAGTGTGCTAAGATCAGAGAGAAGCACCAGGCAGAACTGACCACACTTACAACAGAACGTGACCAGGCTTTCGACACCTTGCAGGCGTTCGCTACTGAGAACCAGGCAGAACTGTTCTCAAAGAAAAAGAGCCTCGATATGGCTCATGGCACCATCGGATTCAGAACGGGCACACCGAAGCTGAAGACTTTGAAGGGTTTCACGTGGGCTTCGGCTTTGGAACTGGTAAAATCGTTCCTACCCAGTGGTTATATTCGTACCAGCGAGGAGGTGGCCAAGGATAAGCTACTGGCCGATCGCGATATGGAGGAAATAGCCGTATTCGACCAAGGTGAGAGCCACATTGTAACCATGAAGGATGCTATGACCAAGTGTGGTATTCAAGTCGTTCAGGAAGAGACCTTCTATGTAGAACCGAAGAAAGAGGAGGCTGACGCATGAAGAAGAAAGTGAGAAAAGCCCCGAAGATAACCCTGTGCCATGAGTGTAATGGCACGGGGCTCATCGCAAGCAGCGGCGAGAAACCCGTGGTTTGTCCGCAGTGCGAAGGCAGCGGGCGTGTAACGGTGAGTGGAACAATGTTATTGGATATCAAAGCGTATAAGCCAAAACAACAGGTATGAAGAAACGGGGCAGGAATAAGGATTTGATTAAGAAGCGTAACGAGGCGCTTTGTCGTCGCTGGGTCTATTGGACGGAGACCCAGCGATTGAGGTATGATGATGCACTGCGTGTGCTGTCTGAACAGGAGTTCTTTATTTCCGAAGAGCGTATCATGGCCGTTATCCGTGAAGAAAGCCACAGGATAGACGCCATCGTGAAGCGCGGTGTGCCCCGCGTGAAGATACCGAAACTCACCGTGAAGCAGCTGGAGCTGTTTGCTGACTCCATGCCTCAGGGTGAATGATAAATTATGGTGTAAATATAGTATATAACACAAAAAAATCCGCAATTCGTTTGGAAGTTGCGGATTTTTTTGTCTATACCATAGCGGACATATCGTGGTACTCAAACTGGTATATCTGCTCGTACACCTTGATGCCGTGGGCGATGGTGTAATCCTGCGACTTGATGCGGCTCAGTGGTCCCATGTCCTTAACGAAACGCTGCATCTGGAGGGCCTTGTATAGCTTGCGGGCCATCTGTTGGCGTTCGGTGATGGCACCCTCCTGGGTGCTGCCTATATGGGTGTCGTCGTAACAGTCGATAGCCAGGCGTACGGTGAGCGTAACGGTACCCTCCTGAACTCCGGAATAGCCGAGGTCTTTCCAGTCGCCTGTCATATCGCCTACAAGTACGCAGGGGAAAGTGACGGGATAGGTGTCGTCTTGGGTTTCCAACTGGCCGTAGTACTCATCAACAAGTGTGAGTTCCGGCATTGCTGCAGCCATATGCTGCATGATCTTTAATAACAGTTCATCCATTGTTTATAATTTTTTCAAGTTCATTATCTATCGTACGATTGATTTTCTCGTCAAGTTCCTTACTATCACCGAGGAACTGACGTTGGGGAATAACGATGGTGACACGCTTGGGCAAGCCCAGCGACTTATTTCCCTTGCCACCTTTCTTCCGTGTCCGCTGCTGAATGATTGTACCTCCCCAGTTGTGAATGGCCGCATAGATAAGATCGCTACGCACTTTCACTCGATAGTCACCTGGGATGTACTTGATGCTGCCGTAGAGGTTCTTGCGGCTGGAGAGCAGCGGGCCGTAGTTGGCGTCGACTCTTTTGGAGCCTGACTGTTGTCGCATGGTCGGCTTCCAAGAGTGCAGGCCACTGTTCACAAAGCCCCCCTTACGGAAGTTCTCGTGATAGTGGTCGGCGGCGATCCGTCCCACTTTGACGGGTAGCTTCTTGCGCATTGCATCGTCGATTTCGCGCTGTTTAGCCTCCAGTTCTTTTATAAATTGCGGCATATCCATAATTTTTTCGCCATTTTATTTGTTTGTTTGAAAAATATTCGTATATTTGCAGCATGAAATAGCGTTTGAGAACCGCCCCAGATTTGGAGTTCTGGCAAGCCGTTCCTCTTTCGCTATTTTCTTTTGAGATGTTTTAATATATTCGGTGAGTCCGAGATACTGTGTAAGATATGCAGATTCCCTTTAAATTCATTTATTATGATATAAGCATCCATATCCTTGACTTTCGTCTTGAAAATGTGTGACTGAACCAGTCGGTCAAGGTCCTTGTGCTTGTCTGCTGGTCCAAGGTATTCGGCTTGCCTAATGATGGTTTCGATATCGAAGAGCATCTGTGCCTTTTCTTCCATATACTTGAACGGCTGGTTAAGCCACTCGTCAATACTGGCTCTTGATACGAGAATCTTTTGCGGGAAATCCTTATTAGTAATTTTTTTACCTTGCACGGCTTTTCTGAGTTCTCGCTTTATCTCCTTGGTCTCTGCTCTCTTGACTGCCTTCTCTACTGCCTCCCTGGCGCCATCATAGGCGTTGGCGATATAGGGATGTGAATCACTGAAGAGCTTTGCATCCTTGCCGGGATTATTGTCAAGGCCCTTGTGTGGGTTGTCGGTATCCGATTCTCCAGGAACCCTTGTAGGCGGCTCGTCGGTACTGGTGAGGTCGCACTTGCAGTTCCAGCGGTCGCCTGGGCGGTGCTGGTTCCAGAACGGGTGATCGATGGGGAGGATAGTTCCCCAGAACGGGCGGTGATCCTCTCCAGGGGTAAGTGAGGTGGATGGCAACCATTTGAGGTTAGGCAGCACGTCGCGCTCACGCTCGAACTGTTTCCAGTCGGCCGCCTGGCGTGCACGGATAACGGCGGTATCGTATTCTGTGCGGAGCCATGAACCACACTGATGGCTGGCGATGCTTTGAACATCGTTTTTCCACTGTTTAAACGGCTTTAAATCGCCATTCTCATCCAACAGTCGTGCCGCCATGTCATTCTGTAGGCGGTGCGTCTTGAATGCGGCGAAGACGGCGTTGTTATGACGGATGGCCGCACGGAAATCATCATCGGGATCGACGGACTTTGCGAAGCCCTCATCAGCAGCAGTATTGAGCATTTTCGTGAACTCACGAAAAAGGTGTGCCTCGATATCGGTCATCGGGTGGAACTTGCGGGAATAGATATTCTTCAAAGCCGCTTCCAGTACCGACTTATCGAAGGCGAAGCCAGCAGCTACGCCATCAGCAGCTGCACGGAATCCATAGAGGTCATTGACTACCAGTCTAAACGAGCCCCGAGGTCTGTCGGGGCGAATCCGAAAAAATTGCTCAGCTGGTTCCAGAACTTGGTACCGAGCCTGGCTTTTGGCTTCACCAGCTTTCCCTGCTTGTTCTGAATGCCAGGATCGTCATCTTCTTCGTTATCCTGGTCTTCGTCATTCTGTGGCATTTGGGAAGAAAGATACGTCTTAATGCGTTCCTCCTGCTCCTTCTTGCGCTTGTCATAATCCTTGGGTTTCTCAATGCCAAAGGTCTCGTAGAGATAGTCGTCCGATACAGGTAGCCCGAAGTTCGTCTGTGCCTGTACGAGGATGTTCATCTTGGCTGTCAGGTCAACTTTCTTTGGCTCAGGGTAAACGAACTGGCCGCCATCGGTATTGATACCCATGGCATAGAAGATATCAGTCATATAGTAGTTGAGCACATTCAGTACATAGCGCTTATCGGCGTTCAACTTCGACTGCTCGACGTTCTGGTGTACCTTACCCAAAGCTTCGGAACCTGTGTTTTCGGCTTCGGTGGTAAGGGTATTGCCCAGGAAGAGCTTGGATATCTCCTTATCGCAACGGTCGCTGAACTTGTCGTAGGTATCGGCAGAACCAGTCTTGTTGCCAGCCTCCTTCAGCTCCAGGCTCACATCCTTGGGATGAATGTAACAAGCCAGGGCGCCGGAATCCTGGGCGTCGCGGATGACACGTGAACGGGCTTCGTCGTCGCCAGTCTCGTAAGTATAATCACGGATAGGCATTCCGAATATCTCGTTGAACTGTGCCCAGTCGGCGGTGTTGTTACGCTTGTAGATGACCCAGAAGGCGGCCTTGGCCAGCATTCCCAAGGCGCGCGGCTTTCCCACGAAGAGCATGTTGGGGTATTCCTCCCAGGGCGTGCCCGCCAGTTCGCCCTGCTGGTGCAGGATATAATGGCGCACGGCATCGACATGCTTGCGCGGGATGAGGTCGTAGTTGATCCATCCATCTTCGTCGCGGTAGAACTGGAAGAGCGAGAAACCGTACAGCTGAGCGTCGAAAATATCACCCACCAGGTCATAGAACCAGGGGGAGCGCAACTGCTGCTCGATCTTCTCATCGGGTACGCCGTTGCGGACGAAGGAAATC